TGTATTGTACTTGGTTGTCCGTCTTTAGGTTCAATAGTTAATTTAACACCCATATGAAAATTCTTACTCCATATTTTTACTCTAACTTCACTACCATTAGTAGAGTCTTCTGTAACCTTTAATAAGGAATTCTGTTCTGGTGTTGGTGATTCTATTGAAACATCTCCATCGTGACCACTTGAATGAGCTGATAGTTTCTTCCAGTCAGTATTTTTACCCCAATCATATCCAGTAATTTCCCATGTATATGTTGTAGATACATTTGGTTTACTTGAAACACTTTTTATAGAAAGTGTAGGATTTTTTGACGGATCTTTTTGTTTATATACGGGTGGGTCAAATATACTATATGCTAATTTATATATCCCTCTAAGATTCCTGGTTTCAGATTTAATCCCAGAATCATCAGCTGGGTATCCACTATCTTCAAGACCTACGAATCTATCATATATTCTACTCATGCTTCGATCACCTTGTACATATTCAGCGGCAGAATCATCAGAGATAATAAACTTTGCTTGAATCACATTACTTTCTACTTCGTTAGTTGGAGTAGTACCTGAACCTTGTGATGATCCAGGCGGTTCAATATATCTTTCAATAAATGCATTGTCTATTGATACAAACCCACCTACCATCTGTTTTATGATTGGGAAATTACCTTCTGCCTGTAATGTAGTACTATCAGGTTTCAATGCATCTGAATCTGCGGAAAAACTTAATAAATTAGGTAATGTTATTTTTTTAACTTGTTTTTGTGCATAATAAAAATCATTTAAATATCTATCATCTTCTATAGGCTGTGGTGCTAATCGTACTTCTTTTCTTGACGGTGATATTTCATGTATAAAATATTTATACTCTTTTAAAAATAAAACTTTAGCTGTATCTGAATGTGCTCGTCCTGTCATAATAGTACCACCTGGCATTGTATGATATTCACCGAACCATCTATTACCTTGAGAATCAACTAATATTGTTTCGTATGAACCTGCAGCTTTTCTTAAAAAATTATATTTTACAACATACCTACCTCTATCATAACCCATTTTTCTAAGAATAGTACCTGTATTTAATTTTACTCCGATATCATTATCATATGAATAATCACTTGGGTCAGCGATACCACTTTCTATAAAATTATTATTTGTATCATAAATTAAAACTTGAATATAATCATTTGAGTTAGTAGTAAATTCACCACCCAAATAAGCATCTTGAGCTGAAGCCAAATCTATTGTTTGACCCGTATGTAAAAGTTCTAAATCTTTTTCATTTAATCTACTCATTATTCTACAGGTTCTCCATCAGGGATAGTCTCTAATACAGTTTTATTGAGAGTCTTCAATCCTCCTAATGCATATCCTCTACCATAATATGTTGCCAAATCTGGAAATATTCTTTTTTGATTAGTGTCTATAAGCCATCTCCTAAAATCTTTTGCATCTTCATTTGTAACTACATCACCATTCTCTATATCATCTGGTAACTTTTCAGCAAACTTTGATTCAGCTAATTCTGAAATACTTCTATCTACTACTTTTTCTAATGTTTTAGTTTTTATATATCTTGGATAAAAATAATTATTTAATGTTTTTACTGACTCTTGTTGTTCTACAGTCAAGTAAGTATTATACAACGAGTTCATATTATTGCTTAATTGAGCATCTTCTATACCAGCTGTAGATATTATATCTTCAAAAGAATAAAGAACTCCATTTTGTCTAAACCCAGTTTCAGCGTATTCTTTTAATTCTTTTAAATATTTAGTTCGAAGACCTTTTACAAAAGACTGATAAAAATCTATGGTTTCTAATTCTGGTTTTGTGTAAGGCATTACAGCGATACCTTGAACGTAAATCCCTCATCAAAATATTGGTCAAGTTCTTCAACTGTTCCACTACCACTTACAACTCTATACTGTATAGAATAATATCTTTCAGGTTGATATCCGTCTAACCACAAGTTAAAATAATTACCAGTTGAATCACAACTTAGTTTTGAACCAGTTCCATATGGAACTATAACATCATTAGTTTCAGCATCAACTATAGAATAAAATGATGAAGTACTTGGTAAATATTTTACATTTAAATTAGAGGGTGTTGTTGAATATGTTTTAGCTGGAAATCTTTCTCTACCTACAAGTCTAAATCTTGCTTTAGATTTCTCTTTATATTCAGGTCTTAATCCTTTCATATAAATTGTCATATCTTCTAAAGCAGAACCTGTTAATGCTGATAATGATCCTGTTGACCATTTAGAATCATCCCAAACAACTTCTAATGTAGGTGGATATATTGTATTAGTGTTAGATGAAAAGAATGCAAAACTACCTAATCGAGCTGTACTACCTTCTGAAGCTGAAGGATCAGCATTTCCTATACTACCACTTCGTTTAATCATAAAACCATCATTTACAATTGAACCACTTAACCATTGATTTACAAGTAATGTAACATTCATTCTCATATCTTTAGTATTATGGTCATAAGAATGTGAGGCTTCAAATCCACTTCCACTCCACCAAACTCCACCTGAAGAGCTTACAGTTGAAGACCATGTTGTACCATTACTATCACCATATCTATATTTCCAACTCGCCCCATCAGCTGTTTGTGGATTATCGTATGAACGACCTGTACCCATATCCCAAGAACCACTAACTGGATATGCATATAAACTTTGTGATGTTGCCAATGCTTTTGGATTAGCGTCATACAAATTTAAAAAATATTTAGGATTTGTTATTCTATTATTTACAATTGATTCTGAAATATACGTTAAATCAAATTTCATTAAAATTCGAGAAACGTCTACAGTTGCTCCAGTCTCACTAACGTTTTTTCTAATTTCTAATACTTCATCTAAACCCGCGTTCAAACTGGAACTGGCTTCAAAAAGTGTTGTGTCTTTTTCTGGAAATAAAAAATAATGCATTTACTTACTCCGTTATACCCAAACTATCACCAACAACTTTACCTTTAATATCGGCGTTGGGGTATTTAACTTCAAAAATACTTGGGTCTAAAGCTGGATATAAAACACCGTCAATTAAACTACTTCTTATATCATAGTAGTTACCAGAATATCCTTCTCCAGGTTTATATCTGTTTTCAATAACAACAGGTAATTTTTCAGGATTATTATCTGTAGGAGCTACAACTGATGCTACACCATCTACTAAAGATAATTCATAAGCTATATCAGACATAATAATTGGTTGACCTATTTGCCATCTATCAACATCGAAAAAATCTTTAACTGAGGCTACGCATCTTAAAAGTACATCATTTTTATTAAAACCTGCTTTTGTTAAGATAGCAAAATTAACTGCAATGTTAATTATATAAGCATCTTTAATATTAACAGCATCTGTAGCTAATCTGAATTGTGATAAATAAGTTTTTAAATTTTCTTTAACCGTTTGATTTAATGGTGTTAACTTTTTATTTGAATCATATCCTAAAGAATACATATTCATTGCTAACGGATTAGGTGTTCTAACTTGTAATGATTTTATTGTTCTTTCATTATCAACATCTTCTTGAGTTACTTTTCTTTCTAATTCATCAGTACCTATAGACTTATTTAATTGGTCATCTTGTACTAAATGAGTTTTAGCTATATTACCATATTTGGGTGGTAATGAATATGCTCTTACAATATAATCTTCTTTTGTTACAGCTCTACTTTGAGCTTGAAAAAATGCCAATGCGTTTTCTCTAACTTCTCTAATTGATTCACCCGCTGACCCACCTGTAGCTGGTTTTGGATTAGTAAATGATACTGAATCTTTTGCATCTTGAACTAATGATGTTGTTAACAAACTATCTTGTATTGTATATGTGATGTTTGATATATCCGTAATATCATTAGCATTTACATTATCATCTATACCACCACCGTAAGCATATCTTACACTAAGAGTTGTAGCAGCTGGTGCTAATCCAAAAGTTTTAGTTTTTAAAAAGTTACTTGGATCAAAAGCTGTTGTTAAATAAGTAGGACTACCAGGTAAGGTTGACCCAACCATATCTGGATTCGGAATTATTTCTTCATCTGCGTTCTCAGATATTCCTGCTCCAAATCTAAGAACTGTTGAATCATTTTGATCAATATAACTTGTAAATCTTCGTGATGTTTTATTTAATTTTAAAATATAAGGTGCAGTATCTTTATTAGTTACTGATGTAGGGTCATTAGTAGAATTATTTTCCATGTCAACAAAAACTGTATCTCTAGCCAACGAATCAACTTCATGCCATGCATTACCGTCACTATCAGTTACAGATATTATCTCTATAACTTTAGGATTTGATAATTTAATTTGACTATATTTTTCTGCTGCACCAAATGTAAAAGTTTCTGTAGTTATATTCCCACTCTCAGCTTTAACTTTCTTTTTCAATAAAAACTTTGTAGGAGCTCCTGAATCACTTTCGAATATTGTAATTTCACGTGGGTCATAGGAACTTGAAAATTTAAAGTTACAATCTTCTAATGTTCTAAACGTTGTACCAGTACTTGTTGATTTAACTTGTACTCCCGCATTAACAGTTAATGCATATCTTTCATCAGGTTTCTCATTCAATGCTGGAATAGTTTGAAATACATCTAACACAACATTTGATGGTGCCGTAACATTTGGCTTGTATCCAAATGACTGAGCTATGTTATAAACGTTTCGTTTTTCTTCCGCGTATGCAAGTAACGATTCTCTAAATTGTGAATCAATATAATAAGAAAGTACATCACCAACATATGCTGCCATTTCTATGAACATCATTCCAGGTGATGCCTCATTAAAATCATTATATGTATTTGGGAAATATACTTTAGCGAACTCTATAAGATTATCTCTAAAATCACTAAAATCTTTATTAAGATAATTTACTTGTTTAACTACATTCTTTTTTATACTTGTTCGGGCCATTTAATTACTCCTAAACTCGCTCTGCTGTATAGCTTGCATCTACTGTTATTGCTTCTTGTGTTTGTGGATTCAATGTAGTAGAAAATTTTATTTCCACATGAATTTTATTTTGATCTTGTTCTTCAGTTAATGTATTAACTTCTTGTATATTAATATACGGTAACCAAACTGATACTGCCTGTTTTACTTCTTCTTCAAGTTTACCCGGTAATTCATCATCTATTTGTTCAAAACATAATGCTCTTAATCTACTACCAAATTCAGGTTGTCCTACTCTTTCACCTGGAAATGTCAATAGTAAATTTTTTAAATTATGTTTAGCCTGTTGTAATGAAGTCTTTGTCATTGCAAAGTCATTAAATCTATCTCGTCTTATAGGAAAAGATAAACCAATATAAGTATTAGGATTTAAATCAGTTTCTAATGCGGACATTTATTTTCCTTTTTTATCCATGGCTTTCATTAAACCAGAATAATCTCTTGTTAAAGCATTTGTTATATGTTCAGGAACTTCACCTACAGACTTACCCGCTTTTTGTAAAGTATCTACTGCTACCATATCTCTTCTAACCTCTTCTGGTTTTCCATATCCAAGAAGTTCAGTCATACGACTTGAATCAAATGCTTCACCACTCATTGTTGGATATTCTTCTAATTGTTTATCTGTTTTTGAAAGTCCAACTGTTTCATTTAAAACTTTATTTAAAGTCTTATTAGATGAATAACTAATTTCTTCTTTTTTAGGTTTTGGTTTTTTTACTACCGCGTCTTGAAGTAAAGGTGAAGTTTCTTCTTTTATAAATATCTTTTGCACTTCTTTTTTTACTTCCTTACGGACTACTTCTTGTATTATTTTCATTAACTCTTTTTTTGTCATAATAACTCCTATGTTGTTTTTACTTTATTACTTAACATTGTATTATTAGCTAATTTTGTTTGTAAAGCAAGTATACCGGCTTTAAAAGGAACCACGGCTGGCCCACCACCTGTAACAATTACTCCAGCTGGTGTGATAGCTGTCATAGCATTTGTAAAGGTTATATCCAAGTCCGTTAAAAAGTCATTTAAAAATGATTTTAAATCATCACCCCTTACTACGGGTTGATTAGCACCATTACCTATTTTTATTTGATCAGAATTTAAATTAATAGATTGATCTCCAATAATTCTAACTTCACCATTTTCACCACTTCCTTTAATAAATATACCGTCAGATTTTATTAGTATTTTTTTACCCTTAATTTGTTCACCGTCAAACTCTGTACCTGATAATCCGTCTGATGTTAAATAAATTGAACTATCATCTGTATCAATGTCTTCAGTAGTGAAATCACCGTCACCAGTATCTATATTTGTTCGTATTTTAATAGATGGTTTATTTTTTTGACCATCAAAATGTATTGAATGTCCAAATCTACCTTCATATACAATAGAACCTTCATTTACTTGAATATGTTTAACATTTTTTCTTTCAAATGTATCACCATATTTTGTATTTTTTTCATAGATACCACTAGCACCTGGTATAGCGTTTTCGTTCGGTGAATTTTTTCTATTTATAATACTTGTATAATAATGTTGACCATTATATTCTGTAACTACTACATGCTCACCAATTAAAGGTATATTTGTTATATTAGGCATTAAAGGTAAAACTACTCCACCGAGTAATTCTTGATGTGGATTATTAATAAAAGTACCTCTTACTGCTCCATACGCTCCACCTCTAAATGACTCTTTTATAACCTCTCGTACTTCAAAAGCTTCTGATTCATGATAATCATATTGTGAAGCATTAATAATTTGTTTTACCATTGAAGCTATTCTGGAATAAGTTGGCATACCAGTTGGGTAAGACGTAGTTGTATCTACAGTTCTTTTATGTTTCCAGGCCATTTAACTTACCTTTTTTACTGATTCTATTTTGTTGTGTATTTTATCTGACTCTACTTGTAAATCTTTAACAACATCTTCCATTCCTGTAAGTAGTTGTGCTTTCTCTTCTTCTGATAATCCATATTCATCTTCAGCACCAGCTCTACTTTCCGCGGAAATTAATCGTTGAACAACTCCTGCCATTTTTACAAGCTGGTCATCATTTTTTACATTAATTTCTAAGTACTCTTTTATCATCGGTACTATCTGAATTGCGGTGTCGCCGTCTTTAATAAATTGAACAAGTTCTTTCGTTAACACATCAAGTTGTTTACGATTGTATTGTGTATTATCGTATATGTCTTTAAAAAGAGAAGAAAGTGATTTTCCTTCAAAGATTTCGTAATCAATTGCCATAGCTTACCTTAAATATTATTACTCAAATATAAATATATTACAACCTAAAAACTTCTATATATAAATATATATTGAAATTTATTATTTGTATGCGTATATAGTTATTATTGAGTAAAGGGTTTTGAGGTTTTTACCGATTTACCCTTTTTTTCTAACTAACGGGAGATAACCGATGAAGGAAATCATAACAATGGTTAAAGGATACGTTGATGACTTAGCTCATCTAATGATGTCTTTTGTAGCTATAGGTGCTGTTTCTGAAGTAATCTTTGGATCTGGTATCTTTGGTGTCAAAGTTATTGGTAACCTAACATCTATCATAAACACATTCGGCGAATCGGGTTTCGCCGGACTCGTCGCATTGTTGGTGTTGGTGGGTTTATTTCGTAAGTAGGAGCGAAATAGGTTTGATAGCCCTACACTATCAAACATGAAAAAGGGGAACAATTACGTTCCCCTTTTTTTATTTATATGAATCAGATTATATCTGATTAAACCATAGTTTAAATGACTCGTCATCATTTGGTAAAGATGGTTGTTTACCAGCATTGATCCATTTAATACCACTTTCAGCTTCAGTAATAGACCTTTGGAAAAAAGCTGTCCACTTACTATAGTCATCATATGCGTTAATCTTTGAATTTAAACCGTCAACATATCTACGAAGAAAACCATTAGTAACTATTTTTTTACCGTTTTCAATAACTAAAGTATCTAATCTACCTGTCATCGTATTAATGTAATGTCTTCTACTACTAATATCAAAGTTCTTAGCTAATTTATCATCTTTAATAACAGTATGAACTCTTGATTCACCAGTATAAATACTAGCAACTATAGAATTAGACAATCTTGGCTTTAACTTTTTCATATCACTATGTAACTCTTTAAAAGCTTTACTTACTGACGGTTTATAACCAGTATGTCCCGCTCGAGCTTTTACATAGTCATATATAGTCCAAGCTTTACCTGTAACATTAAACTCAATAACAGTAGAAAGGACTTCATCTTCATCTTCACCATCTTTCCACCATAATATAGCTATTGGTACCATTGGATCTTCATCATCTTGAAAGATGTTTCTTAAAGCTCTTACTCTATGAGTAGCTTCAGCTATCTTATACTTACCAGTAATTGGGTTTTTTGGAAATACCTTAATCGCATCCATAAAACCATTGATTATTGTTTTGTCTTCCATACTTTGAGTAAGTTTGGTATATTCTTCCCTGTTTAATTTTACTTCATACTCTAATGAAGAAAGGGGTATATACGTAAGATTAGGAAAAGGTATATTCTTATTATTTGTATATTCCACTTGTTTTGTAGCTTGATGCATTATGCACCTCCTTAATTGGATTATTTAACTAGTATAGGTTTCATACCTATAGTGGAGCTGACAGGACTCGAACCTGCGACATCCACAGTGCAAGTGTGGCGCTCTCCCAAACTGAGCTACAGCCCCGAGCCATCTCTCAGATTCGAACTGAGGACCTGCTGATTACAAATCAGCTGCTCTACCAACTGAGCTAAGATGGCGTATTTATTAAAAAATACTTCCTGTATTTGAAGTATCTATATCTCCAGTTTGTGAAAATTCCAGTATCATATTAGCGTAATATTTTTTCATTTGATTTATCACTCTTGTAATATGTTGTGTATTAGAACCTGTCATTTCTCTAATCATAATATACAAAGCTTTTTTATTAAAGTTTTCAATGTTTAATCTTCGTCTAAATAATTCTAATACTGCATCAGCTACTAAAATATCTTTTTGTCTACGAAATACATTTGTAATATTATTTTCCCAATATTCTAACATTTGATTTACAAATTCTTTATTAAATTCATCAACTTCAGATTTTTCACTTTCACCAAATACATTTCTTTTATAATCTAAGGTTATAATATCATCATGAATTTTCATCTTTTTATAATTGTTATTATTATTTAAAATTAAATAATTTTTACCTACTATAGAAAAATATGAAAACGCTCTACCTTTATCTTGTTGATATTTGGGTAATTGTAGTACCATAAAAGAAACTACTTCGTGTTTAACATTATCAAGAGGAACATCAAAATAATAAAATTTAAAAGTATGAATCAAATTCTCTGCCATTTTTTCAAATGCGGCTGCTATATGTTCTTCATAAATTCTATTTTTTATAGCTGGATTTGAACTCGCATTATATCGAATAATCGCATCTTGAACTGGTTGTCCAAAATACATTTTACTCTTTTTACGTCTTTTTTTCTTCACAACTTTAACAGGTTGCTTTATCGCATCTATCATCTTTTTCGTTTGTTGTTTAGTTGCTGGCATCAATCTCTTCTCCTCTTAAATTATCTAACTCATTTACAGTTTCTTTTATCTGTTCAAATATTGCACCTACTTCATCATCTGATTCAAAAGCTCCTTTAGCATCAATAACTTTCAAATCAGTTTGAACTGTTTCTATTCTTTGACTAAAATCTTCTACCCAAGTTTCTAACATTTCGGTTTTTTTATTTAAGTTCCAAATTATATAACCTTCAACTATAAACGCTACAGTTTCTATAGCTAATATTATTTCTACCCACATCATTTGTCTCCAAACAACTCATTGAATAAGTCTTTTGATTTTTCAGAAAGTATATCAGGTGTTTCATCTTTAACTAATGCTTGTTTCATATTTTCTACAGCTTCAGCTTCTTCTCGTTCTCTTTCTACTTTCAATTCTGAATTAAAAATTTCTTCGTATTTAATATTTGAATCTGAACTAAACATATACTGTTCTTTTTCCCATCGAGTAGCTAAACTATCTGCGTTATGTAAAAGATGTGGTAAATTAGTTTTTAAATTTTTACCTTCACCGTATCCCATAAAATAATCTTTATTAGCCTTTTCATACATACCATCAGTTAATCTTAAAGCGAGATATTCAACTTCATTCATCTTAATATCAAATTGACTTAACAACCATACAGACCTATCAGTAACAGTCATCCAATGTAAGTTCTCATCATAACCATACATCTTACCTTGATTTATTCTATGCCATTCTGATTCATTAGGAATATAATAATCATACTCTAAATTACCCACTTTACCTAAATCGTGATGTAGTGTACAAAATATAATATTCTCTTTATTGTATTCTGAAGTATGTAATCCTAACTCTTTGTACAGTTCATACAATCTTAAAGCAAATTTTGTAACATTTAAAATATGACATACATAACCTCCTGGAAATGCGTTGTGATAATATATCACTCCACTCGCTGGTGCGAACATCATTCTATCTTTAAAAAATTCACACATTTTTAAAATGTTATCTCTACGTTCACCTTCAAACGTATCTGTAATTAGTTCAATTACTTCATTCCATTTATCTTGTAATTGTTCTGGTGTTAATTTCATTTTTACTCCTATTAAAAAAATTTGTTTTTAATTATATCAACTTCATCAGTATTAGTATTACTCAATTTTTTATATAACGGTTTATACTTTTCAAATACTGTTCTCGGGTTATTACCCTTAACCATTTTATCAAGAGACATTAAAAGTTCATACATATCATTAGACAAAACTTGTTTTAAAATATAATCATGACTGTAAACATAATATTCAGCTTTTTCAATCGCTTCTTTAAAAACCATAAAATTATGTAAACGTATTGCCATAGTACATTGACCTTTCCATTTTATAGTATCATCCCAAGTTAATGCTTCTCTCAAATACTCATTATCAAATTCAGTAGATACGGGTAGATGTTTAAATACTTGATTCTGAAAACTATCATCATACTTAGGTATATTAAGAGATTGAAAAGTGGCCTTCTTAAAATTGTAATTATAATAATAAGAACCGAATACTACAGCTCTATCTGGTGAAGAACTATCAGTTGTAACAACTATGTCAGACCCGACTTCATTTAAAGATTTTTGTAATTGATTTAACATTAAAAAATCTGAAATTTTAGATATACCTAAAAT